ATGCCTCTCAACGATACCAAGCTCAGGCGTATAGCTGGCAAGCCATATGATGGACCAGAGGAGATAGCTGACGGTGGTGGACTTTCTGCCAGGATCAGCCCAAAGGGACTTATCACCTTTCAGTACCGCTATCGCTTCAACGGGAAACCGGCCAGGCTAAAACTCGGCACCTACGGCAAGATGTCGATTAAAGAAGCCCGTGACGCTATGGAGGAATGCAAGGGCTGGCTGGAAGAGGGACGCGACCCGGCAATGCAGCGGAAAAAAGCCAGGGACATCGTATCCAGCTCACCAAGCATAAGCACCCTCGTTGATGAGTGGCTTGAAACACCGTCAGTGAAAGAGATGGTGAAGTACGAATACTGGAAGCGGATGCTGAAGCTTCACGTTACCGACAATTACGGTCGACTGATAGCAGATGAGATGAGCCCCGTTGAGTGGGAGCAGATATTCCTGCGCATAACGAAAGGTGGTTCGCCAGTTCAGGCCGGTAACGTGCTGGTGAAGATGAAGCAGGTGATCCGCTATGCGCTGCGCCGAAAACGTATAACTTCAAATTCGCTAATGTTACTCGAAATTAATGATGTCGGTAGCCGCCCGGATGATGGGGAAAGATTCCTGAATGACGAAGAGATCGGCGCGTTCTGGAATGCCATCGATAAAACCAAGATGTCATGGCAAAACAAAATGCTGATCCGCCTTGTGGCGCTTACCGGTTGCCGCGGTGTTGAGTTGAGGCTGGCAAGGAAGGGTGACTTTGACCTGAAGGCGAGGGAGTGGGTAATACCGAAAGAGAACTCGAAAACGCGTAAGCGCTTTGTGCGTGGGATTTCTCAGCTGGCAGCCGACTATCTGCAGAAAGTTTTTGATGTGTACCCCGATCAGTCAATCGTGTTTCCACCGGCTAAGCTGCAGGTGGACAGGCCTATGTCAGCCAGTACATTGATTTCCATCGCGGGGCAGGTGGAAGAGGTAATGGGTGGGGAGCACTGGTCTCTGCACGACCTGCGAAGAACGTGCAAAACAAAGATGGCTGAGCTTGGCGTTGCGCCTCACGTATCAGAGAAGATACTCGGACATAAGCTAACGGGGATGCTGGCTGTCTATGACCAGTATGACTACATCCCCGAGCAGCAGGCAGCGGCAGAATTGTGGGCTGAGAAGATTCAGGCGTGTGCAGCCAATAGTCCTTTAACTCCTTATGCACGAAGCGAGATAGCGCGCCTTGATGCTGAAAGTGCAGATCTTCAAAAACGCATCGACCGCAACAACGAGCTGCGTCGTGAAATCATCAATCGCGCAAATATCAATAAGGTGGTTCCAGCATGAATCTCGAAAACACACTGAAATTCCACTTTGCGAAATCAACGATGATTAGCGACTCTCCGCGCGCCACGGCGTCAGACTCTTTGACCGGAACTGACATCATGGCAGCAATTGGCATGACACAAACACGCGCTGCTCTAGGGTTTAGTGCTTTCCTCGGCAAGATGGATATCAGCGACTATGACCGTGACCGGGCGATCGGACTTTTAACTCAATATGCAATGGAACAGTGCGACAAGGTTGCAGCCTTACGCAAGCTCGAGACAGATATTAAGCTGAAAGTGATGCAAGTTCTCGCAACGTTCGCATTTGCTGACTACGCACGCAGCGCCGCCAGCACCAGAATATGCGATTGCTGCCAGGGTAATAAATTCGTCGAAGCACAGGTGATGACGATGAAGCATATCGGCAGACCCAATCTGGAGGAAAGGCGGGAAACGGTTAAGGTGCTTTGCCACAAATGCAAAGGGAAGGGTGTACTGACCAATGCATGCCAGTGTAATGGGAAGGGCATGGTGCTGGACAAAGAGAAAACTATTCTACAAGGCGGCTTACCAGCTTATAAAACGTGCAGCCGGTGTAATGGGCGTGGATATGCCAGATTGCTACCGGATAGCGTCCGTAAATACATCTGCGCGACGGTGATGGATATACCTGAAACCACGTGGCGCAGGTCTTACAAGGATTTCTTCGAAAGTCTGGTCGGGGAGTGCATTAAACAGGAGGAATACGCAAACCGGATGTTGAACAAAGTCACACAGTAGTGAATATTTTCTATGAAATAGGATTTATCTAGAAAATTACACTTTACAAAGTGGCGATTTTTGTTTAATCTCGATTCTAACGATGGGTTACTGACTTCGTTGGCGGTGAGATAAGCGAGGCGGCGCTCACCACTGAACCGCCTAGTTGGTATCTTCGACGCATCGTCTGGTACTCCAACCATCGCAGGCTGAGAGGTTTGCAAAAGTCTAGGCAGTACTGGTTGCGAGAGTGACCACAGAAGCCCTGAGTTAATTGCTCGGGGCTTTTTTGTATCTACACAACAGGTAAGAGCATTTGTAGAGTTCGACTCTCTACCGTGGGCTTTTCCCCGCGATGCGAGCCATAAATGCTCTTTCCGTTGTGGTGAATGCGCAGGCTGATGCGCGTGTAACAGCTACTCATTGAAACGGTAGTTATGCCGGAGTTCAGCACCGGTCACCACACACCAAATCCCTACCAGGACCATAAGAGCGAAAGCTCAATGCACTACCCTCATCTTGCCAGCCGCGCCGCTGGCTTTTTTAAAGCGCATTACCACCAAGAACCAGACCCAACCAACTCATTGCTGAATATCTGTGGCTACGGTGGTTTAGTGCGCTTCAAAAAAGAAAACCCGCGCAATGGCGGGCTTCGTGAAGATGGGCGACGGTAAGTAGCATCAACTACTCACCGCCATCTTGCCCGTGAATCGACTCACGAACAAAGACCGAAGGCCCATATCGTCTGATCAGACGCTATAGACATTAGATCGGATTTGTTCATCTAACAATCACCCGCAATCTTATTTTTGAACAAGTCCCCGAGTCTGGGGGTGGAAATGAACAGAATGCCATACAAAAGCGATCCGAACCTCTGGTCGATCCTCATCGCTTTCGGCATGACCCTAGTCGGCGCAATAGCCAGTTATTCATTCAAAGTCCTCAACGGTGAAGCATTTAGTTGGAGGACCATGTGCCTACAACTAATCGTGTCGATTTTCGCCGGGCTTACCAGACCATCACGCAGTGGGGTGAACTGGAGCTGGACCGTTACGGTGAAGGGCGTATCGCATGGGCTCAGCAACTGAACACCGCTTCAGCTCTGACCCTGAACAAATTCCAGAACAAGTCTTATTTCTTCGGCGTTTCTGGCCTGAAGAACTACGGCATTCTGAATGACCCTAATCTGCCAGCATCCATTACCCCGGCTGCATCAGGTACTGGCGGCGGCACGACCTGGGCAACCAAAGACGGTCAGGCTGTATATGACGACATTCAGGCGCTGTACACGCAACTGATCAAACAGACCAAAGGCTACGTAGAGCGCGACAGCAAAATGACGCTGGCGATGTCTCCTGAGTCTGAGGCGAACCTGACCAAGACCAACATGTACAACGTCAACGTTTCAGATCAGCTGAAGAAAAACTTCCCGAACCTGCGCGTTGTCACTGCCGTTGAGTACAACACCGCATCCGGCGAACTGGTTCAGTTGATTGCCGACGATCTGGATGGTCAGGACACCGGCTACTGCGCGTTTACCGAAAAAATGCGTGCGCATCCGGTGGTTGTTGACCTGTCTGCGTACAAACAAAAGAAAACCGGTGGCACCTGGGGCGCAATCATTCGCCAGCCGCTGGCATTTGCAAGCATGTTGGGAGTTTAATTCATGGCAGAAATGGTAAGTGTTGGCTGCAAATTGCCAAACGGCCTTCAGGTCACTCTGGATGGCAAAACAGTAATCCTGAACGGGGCGGCATCCACCGCCCTGCGTGGTCTTGATGGCGCAATACCTGAAGGTGCTTTCGGCGTTACTCAGGTCGAGAAAGAATTCATGGATAAGTTCATGGCGACATATCACGACGCGGCCTACATCCAGAACAACGCGGTGTTCATCCAGAAAGACGAACGCAGTGTGAAGGCCCAGGGTAAAGAACTGGAAAAAGCCAAAACTGGCCTCGAAGGTCTTGATCCGGAAAATCCGGCTCCTGGCGTGAAAAAGGCTGACACTAAATAGCGGGAGCAGTGAATGGGCGTCGTAATATTTGACCCCGCCGCATTTAAGCTACGCTACCGGCCTGACGGGAATGACTGGCAGCATACCAAACATTTTCGATCTGACGTTTACCAGCCAAAGCAGCACTCTTGAAACTATCAAGACAATGCTGGAAACAGCTAATACGTATGACATAGAAACGCCGAAAGAAACGCTACAGAGTTATGACCTTGTCGATCACGATTACAACGTAAACTCACAGCGTGGTGTATCCATGCTTACAGTGTATCTGGTATTTCAGGAAGTTATGCAGCAAATGGAGGTCATTCTCTCTGGCTCACAGTCGAACAATAAGCCAACTAACGATGAAATAAGCCAGGGCGTAACAGGAACCGGATCCGCAACAAAGGATGCTGGCTCTACCCCATCAACGGTCGATGAGCTTGGGAAATCATGGTCATCGCTAAAAACTTCTTTAGGCGATATTGCTGGAAAGGCAACAAATGCCATCACAACCGGCTTTCAGAGTGCATTGGACACCGTTTCAAAGCCAGTTCTTGACGTAACCAACAGCGCCACGCAGAAAGCAGCGGAGCTGGCAAAGGAAATAAACGAGAACATCACATGAGAACTGTTTCCCTTGTTCCTCAGAAGTCGCAATCCGTATCTGTAAACTTAGCTGGTCAGCAATGCACTATTCGTTTAATTCAGCGCGAAAGCTTTATGTATATGGACTTAACGGTTAACGGCAACCCAATCATGCAGGGCGTACCATGTTTATATGGTAACCGAATGGTCAGATATTCCTATCTTGGTTTCGTTGGCGATCTGGTTTTCCTTGATAACGTAGGCCAAAAAGACCCGTACTGGGAAGGGGTGGGGAGTAGATACATTCTTTACTACATAGAGGAGAGCGAGCTTGTACAGTAAACGATCTCTCCGCTTTGAGTTTGTGAATGAAACATCTTCATTCGATGAATCTGGCAATAACACCATTTCCATCAGCGAAGCCCGGGCGGCAGTTTCATTTCAGTCTGCTGGGAATCTGTTCGGGACACAGATTAACGTAAGCATTTTCGGATTGGGTATTGAGATGCTGGCGGCGTTGTCGTCGAAGGCTATGGGATTATTTGGTAGCGATACTGAGCGGATCAGCATGAAGGTATTTGTCGGTGAAACGGCTATATTCGCTGGTTACATGACATCATCTATTGCGAACATGAACGCAATACCAAATGCCGCATTGATGATTGCAGCCACAGCAAACGCTGACCTACAGAACAAGCCCGCATCACCATTCTCGTTTAATGGTGCGACGCCGGTTCCTGACATCATTAACGCAATCTGTAACGCAGCAGGGTACAAAGCATACATCACCGGACTCGATGGACTGGTAGTTACCAACCCTCATTATGAGGGAAGCATTTTCACTCAGTTAGAATCACTCTGTAACGACGTTAATGTGGCGATGTCCGTCGCTCCGCCATCAATTTCTTTCTGGCCTCAGGATAGCACCAGAGATGATGTAATGCCGTTCATCTCCCCGGAATACGGACTCATTGGATATCCGATATTTTCAAACGGCGGCCTGATGTTTCAGACTCAATTCTCAACGCTGCTAACTACCGGAAGAAACGTGCAGATAGAGACATCACTGCCTCATGCCAGCGGAGTTTACAAGCTGACCAGCGTTAACCATGAGCTTTCATCATGGATGAATGATGGTCCGTGGCATTCAATATGCATCGCTTACAGAGTTCAGAGCGAGGGCGGAAATGGCTGAAAACTTATTCACACCAACCAGCGCGCAAGTAAATGAACCCGAATCGCTGAAATTCACATTTGAAAGGCTCCTGTCAGGGGCCTTTTTTATTGAGCTTGTGAAAGTACAGGCTGTGAGAGGGACCGCCCCTAACCTTGTTGTGGATGCAATTCCGCTGGTAACCCGAACAGATCAGAGCGGGGCAATGATTCAGAACTCGACAATATTCAATATCCCGGTCTTTCGTCTGCAGCGTGGAAGCAGCGCAATCATCATGAATCCCGTTGTGGGAGACATTGGAATGATCGCCATATGCGACAGAGACACAACACTTGTGCGTGCAAACCGTAAAGAATCGGTACCCGGCAGCGGCAGAAAGCACAGCAAATCTGATGCGCTTTATCTTGGTGGCTTCCTTAATGCACAGCCTACTGAATATGTTGAATTCACCGGCTCAGGCATCAACATCAAATCCCCCGGAGCTGTAAATATCAACGGTCTGAAAATACTTTCCGATGGTCGATTGCAGCTTGCTGATGGAAGCATTGTTGATGCGCACACGCATGGTGGCGTATCGCCTGGTGGAAGCAATACAGCACCTTTGGAGCCATAAATGACATACAGAACCATGCAATTAGACACGTCTACGTGGGATTTGATGCTGGATGGGAACGGGAATCTGGCAATCGCCGATGAATCGTATTCTGTGGCGCAGGATGTTGCCAGCGCATGCCTGGTGTTCTCTGGTGAATGCTACTACGACAACACGCTCGGTATTCCGTGGAAAACTGAGGTGCTTGGCAAGCGACCGTCGCCGGGGTTCATTGCGCAAAAGATGCAGGCGGAGGCGCTCAAATTGCCAATCGTTGATCAGGCTCTGGCGTCCGTATTCTTCGATAAAAACACCCGCACTACTCGCGGCACGATCCGCGTCACCGACATCAACGGGAATATTGCACAGGCCACTTTATGACGACATTAAACACAGCCGTTCCGGATGTCACCATCACCGAAAATGGCCTGCTGGTACCTGACGTTTCTGACGTACTCGCTGGTCGACTAACTGACATGTCGACGGCTCTCGGCGGCGGCGCCAGCCAGTCTCTTAGCTCACCACAAGGGCAGATCGCACAGTCCGATACGGAGATTATTGCACAGGAAAATGACAAACTGCTTTGCCTGTTTAATCAGGTCAACCCTGACTACGCAACGGGCAGATTTCAGGATGGGATCGGTCAGATTTATTTCATGGATCGCATTTCGGCACAGGGTACAGTTGTTACTGCCACGTGCATTGGTCAAGTCGGTACCGTAATCCCCGCAGGGAGCACAGCCATTGATACCAATGGATATATTTACCGGTCTATCGACATAGCAACCATACCAGCGTCAGGAAGTATTGATGTTCAGTTTGTGAATAACACAACCGGACCAATACCCTGTGCCGCAGGCGCATTAAATCAGATTTACCGGGCAGTGTCTGGATGGGATGCGATCACAAACGCGAGCCCTGGCGTTGTTGGCGTTGACGTTGAATCACGCATAGCGTTTGAAACTCGACGGAAGCAGTCGGTCGCGAGGAACAGCCGCAATCAGGACGCATCGACACTATCTGCTTTGCTGGCTACGAATGGCGTACTGGATGCCTATGTATGGTCAAACAGAACAGCAGCTACGGTAAATCAGGGAACCACAAGCTTCCCGGTGCTGGCGCACTCGATTTATATCTGCGTGTATGGTGGTACCGATGAGGATGTTGCTGAGTCCATTTTTCAGACGTATAACCCGGGCGCAAACCTGAACGGAGATGCCTCTTACACGGTTTTCGACAATGTTAACTATCTCCCGCCATATCCATCTTATGTAATGCAATGGCAAAAGGCGCTACCAACGCGCGTTTACTTCAATGTTGAGCTTGATAGCTCTCTCAACCCACCCAGTGATATTACTGTTCAGGTAAAAAATATGATCGCCTCTGTTTTCAATGGCGGGTATGAGGGGATAGGTAAGGCAAGGATAGGATCTACCATTAACTCCGGTAAGTATTATGCGCCTGTTATCTCAATATCACCTGATACCGTTGGCATTTTATCACTTGAAGTTTCCATTGATGGGTCAACCTATGGCCCGGCAATAACAATGGGGATAGACCAGGTTCCAACTATTCAGGAATCAGATATTACCGTAACTCTTTCGTAAGGGGTGAGGCATGTGGGAAGACACAATACTTACCCAATACTCAGCAAGTAAAAAATTACTTTCTATTATCGAAACATTTAATCAGGCAGTAAGTCTTGATGATTTTACCGATGAGTTTCTAACTAGAGTATGGGATTTAACAACCTGTGAGACATTTGGCCTTGATATATGGGGTAAGATTGTTGGTGTAAGCAGGTATATTATTGCACCAATAGATAGCGACTCATTTGGATTTAGTGAAGCAGATGACGGAAGTCCTGATTATCCTTCACCATTTAATGATTCTCCTTTTTATGGTGGAGTGCAGGAAACCACAAATGTAAGGCTAGGTGATGACGCTTACAGAACATTGATATTCTGCAAAGCCTTTACCAATATAAGCATTGCGACAATTCCAGATATTAATAAATTTCTGAAAATACTTTTTTATCAGCGGGGAAGGGCTTATTGCGTAAACTACAGAGATATGACAATAGGCATAACTTTTGAGTTTGAACTCGCACCATATGAAGAGTCAATTCTTACTAATTACAATGTTACACCTGTACCTAGCGGCGTTCAGGTGAACATAAAACAAATTGTTAGCCCTTACTTTGGTTTCGCCACTGATGCTTATCCATTTAACGATGGCACATTCTACAGAGATTAAATATGAACCGCACAGATGCTCCATCCAAGCAACCTCAGCCATTCGCAATTAATGGTCAGCGAGAACCCATTCTCAATACAACTCCAGCAGGAGACAATACCGCATCCTACGCCCTTGGTTTTCCACCCATTACCATGATTTTAAAATCGGCGGGTGGTTTGCCTCCTAAAGGTCAGGACATGAACCAGATACTATATGAGCTTTCTTCAATATGTAGATGGTTTAGCGCAGGTGCATTGAATACATTTGATTCTTCATTTTCAGCATCAATAGGTGGATATCCGTCAGGATCTGTTTTAATCAGTGATAGCGGTAGTGTAATTTACATAAATACTACTGACTCCAATACCACTAATCCGAACTCATCCGGTGCTGGCTGGTTGAGCTTATTTGATTTCCTTTCATTGAAATCAGCAGCAAAGGCAAATATTGTTGGAACTGTATCTCAATCCGGAGGTGTTCCTACAGGTGCCATTATTGAAAAAGGATCTAATTCAAATGGCAACTATACAAAGTTCGCGGACGGAACATTAATCTGCTGGTTTACAAGCTCTACCAGTTCTACTGCAAACAACCCTAGTGGCGGTGGAACTAACCTTTATATTTCAAGCGCAGCTACATTTACATTTCCTGCAACTTTTGTTGGGGCAAAGCCAACCGTGTCAGCATCAGGAACATTATCTACAGGTGGTGATTCATCGTGGGCTGTTATTCGAGGCGCTGATCTTACTGGAACGTCATTGGCTATAATTAGCAACATGCAAAACGCTGCGGCATACCTTGGGTATATAGCAGTAGGGAGATGGTTCTGATGAAAGCAATCTTTACTCCGCAACGTTCTGATAACGTCATGAACGCCTCAGCAATCGGTGATGTATTAACAATTGATGTTGACGGCGTTACTGATTCGTTCGATTTCAGCACACTAAAGGATGGCGATATCGCCGTCGATTTTGTTTCTGTGTTAAAACCAAACCCAGTATTAAACGCCAGAAAGGAATCTGGAGAGATCATCGTAGAACTCATTGGTTTCTACGGTTCAGACGCAGAGGAAAGTGAAATGCAGATTTGGGAGGCGACGTTAAATGGGTAGTTTCACTGTAATAACAGCAAAAGAGTCATCTGTCAGCGAGGCTGGAAATAAAAAACGCCTCCTGATTAATGAAGCCAATGAATATATAAATAGTAAGCAATGGCCAGGCAAGGCAGCAATTGGTCGACTGAAAGATGATGAACTAGCTCAGTACAATTTGTGGCTGGATTATCTTGATGCGCTCGATGTAGTGGATACATCAAATCCCACTGATATTGCATGGCCTGAAAAAACAATTTGAAAAGATAAACAGCAGATGTAATAAATATGCATCTGCTGTTTTAATAAAATTGCTTTATTTTGTATTCATAAATCTACTTTCTATAAACCTAAAGCTTATAGATGATATTAAAACAATAAAAACATCTACAATCAAAATAAAAAACCAATACGAGTTAAATGATATCGTATTAAGATCAGTAAATTGATTGAGTAATTTTATTGCAACATATAGTATCGGGAGGTGCAGCAAATATACGCTGTAACTTATTTCACCAAGTATCTTTAGCGGACCAAATCGAAGCCAGAATGGATTTGATAGTATAATTGAGAAAAAGAATATTGATGATATTATATACCGCTGCCAGTTGTATCCCTGATTTATTTTTGCACCCATTGTTACTATCAAGCAAATGATAGCTATCACCGAAAAAAGTGATGACATAGATTTTAAGTAGCTAATTTTTTTATTGTAGATAATTGCAGTGATAATCCCTGTAAGAAAGTAAGCCCAACAAACTAATGGAGAGTTATACAGGTCAGTGATAGCCGCTATAATTGCGATTAGCAATACTGAAGGGCCTATTTTTTTATTTGCATACGCATACGCAATCAATGGGAGCGCGAAATAGAATCTCCACTCATGAACAAGAGTCCAAATGACGCCATTTATAGGATATAAATTAAACTCACCTATTTTCATACTGCTTTCAATGAAACCAAAAGACATGAGACTTACGGCAGTTTGAAGATCTGATGCGCTTAATGATACGCTTTTATTTTCTACAAAAGCTATAATGAAATATGCAATACAGGCGGTATAAAATAATGGGCAGATTCTTTTTATTCTTGCCTCGTAAAATCTGTTCCATGACATTTCACCATTGTTTTTGATAATTCTATCAAAAAACAAAAATCCAGTAATGCAAAAAAATATTTGAACACCAAAGGAACCTAGATTCCCATAAATCCAACCCCATGAAGAAAATGATGGTTTCGCACCAATTGTATTGAGCATGTATGGGGCGTGATTGACGTATACAAATATTGCCGCTAACCCCCTAACTCCACTAATTGCAGAGTACTCCCCTGATTTATAGTTTATGTTTGGTATTAATTTTGTTTTTTGTATTATATATGCGCATATAACAGCAACCAGAATAATACTTATAGAGAACAATAATGAACCTTGAGTGAACTCCAT